AGGTTTCTTTATGAAATCAGATCAAACTTTAGCAGCTGCTAATTGTTTAAATGTACAAACTTTAAAAGGTTCACTAAACTTAACTATTGATATTATAGGAGATTCAATTAATGAACCAACATTAAAACCAAATGAAATCTTAATTGCATCAACTTCACCAGAAGCTGCTGATGTAGTTGTAGGAAATTATTTTGTTCATGATGAAGGTAATGTTAGCGGTCATTCAAGGTTAACAAGAATTAATAGTGTAGTAGGTGGAGTAACAGCATCTCAATATTCTGTTATTCCTGCAGGTACAACTGCACTGTTAGTAACATGCCAATCAGAAATTAATATAGATACTGTAGGTGCTGTTAAAAAAGCAGAGCTATATTATCCAATTGATTCTTGGGTTGATTATTTAAATGTCTTTGAATTACCTGGATTTAAATTATTACCAAAACATGTACCTAATGGGAGTGAAGCTCAACAAGCAAAGGTACTAAGCCCAATATTAGGTGGAACTAATTTATTTAAAGCTTTAACTGATAGAGAAACAATAAACTTCCGATATGTAGTAGATACATTTGGTAATGGTATAGAAGCAAACTCTAAAGCCATTTATACTAATCTATGTATGGAAAGAAAAAATGCGTTTGCATTAATTAATGCTCCATCGGCTAAAGACTTTAAGAAAAGTTCAGATCCAAGCTTCTCTGATGCAACAGGTGGTTTATCTTCTAAGTTTATATCTGAAGGTGGAAACCTTGCATTAAATCCAACAATTAGATATTCTTTGCCTGCTGCAACTAGCGGCGGTTCATTCGGTGGATTCTTCTATCCTTATATTACTGTTAGAGATTTAGGAAAGAACATTAATGTTCCTCCTGCTGCAAACGTATCTAATAACTTTATTTTAAAATACGAAAACGCATTGCCTTGGTCAATTGTAGCCGGTGTAAGGCGTGGAGTAATAGGAGGTAATGGTGTTGTAGGTTTAGAAATTAACTTAGATAAAGATGATCGTTACTACTTAGAACCATTTGGATTAAATCCAATTGTATTCCAAAGTGGAACAGGACCAACTATCTTTGCCAATAAAACGGCACAGCAAGTTCCAAAATCTGCTTTAAGTTCAATTAATGTTAGAGAAGTTGTAATTTACATACAAGATGGTATTGATGCAATACTTAAAAATTACTTATTTGAATTTAATACTGCTCAGACTAGATTAGAAATTAAAACATTAGCTGATAACTTCTTATCAACAGTTCAAAATGATGATGGTGTTTATGATTATAGAAATATAATGGATGAAACAAATAATACACCAGAAGTCATTGATCAAAATGTAGGTATCTTAGATACATATATTGAACCTGTAAGAGGAATGGAAATTCTTGTACAAAGAACAACTATTTTAAGAACTGGTGCAATTAGTACAGGAAACTTTCAATAAGAAGTAACTAAAGACGAATATATAAAAAAACAAATAAAATATGCCACTACCACATTATACCCAATCAAGGGCCAGTAGCCAAAGGTACGAACCTATTCAGCCTAACCTATTTGAGGTGACTATATTTTCACCATTAGGGGATGATACGGGTTTGATCTTAGAGCAAGTGAAATCTATAGGAGGATTAAATGGATTAAATCCAGAAATTCAAGCTATAAATCAAAAATATAAGTTTGCTGATAGATCTTATGCAGGTATGCCAGCAAATACATTTGTTGATTTAACACTTAACTTTACTCTTAACTTAAATGAAGCTAACGAAAACTACATTTACAATACTTTCCGTAATTGGAATAATATAATCTATGATCCATTAACTGGAGAAATGGGATTAAAAAATGATTATGTAGGAAGTATGATTGTAGTTCAATATAACAGAGCAGGAGATATCTTTAGAAAGATTACATTAAAAGATGTATTCCCAACAGGACAACCTGATTTTGTAGATGAATTGAATTATGAAACTCAAGATGCAGCCGAGTTAACAATGACTTATCGTTGTGATCACTGGATTGAGGAGAACGTAGGAGCATAAATTTAATATAAACTGGGAATATTAATGTATTCCCAGTTTTTTTGCCTTCTCTCTAATATATAATATAAAATATATAATATAGAAAATGATAATCTATAAGCTACAACAACAAAAAACAAATAAAGTATACGTAGGATATTCTGTAAATGATAATCCTAATAACTTTGGAACAGGAAAATATATCAAAAGAGCAGTAAAAGATTTTGGTACAAAGGCTTTCTCTAGGGAAGTTATGGAAGTTTTTGAAAATGATGAATCTCTGAGTGATGTATTAAAAAGAGTTGAATATTGGATTAATAAATTTAAATCTGATAATCCTAAATATGGTTTTAATGAAACTGTACAAGAGCTTATTCCTCATAGGAAAAGGCTTACTAAAAAATTACAAGTTTTATTAACACCTGAAGATGAGGAAAGTTTAAATACAATAATTATTCAAAAGTCAATGGAGCGCAGTACAAAACCTGTTGCAATTTCAAGATATGTTAGACAATTAATAGTAGAGCATATAGTTGATGAAACCAAACCAGAAAAACAATTAATAAAAAATAAGTAAATAATGTCAAACGAGCACGAAGAAAATATTAAAAAGGAATTTGCTAAGGCAGAAGGTATTTCTGTTGAGGCAACTGAAACTCCTACTGAAGTTGTAAAAGACTTAGGTAAAGTCGAAACAAAAGTACAAAAAAATATTGTAACATCTGATGATCCTGAAATTCAAAGAATACAGGCATTAACAGGTTATACTAAATTAAATTTAAATGCATTTCCATCAAAAGGTAAATTTTATAGAGAAGATTTTGAAATTCATATTAGGCCTGCAAGAGTACAAGAAATTAGAGCCTATTCTACTATAGATGAAGAAAACCTAAAAGAAGTAGATGAAGGTTTAAATAACATTATAGTAGGTTGCTGTAAAGTACAATATGGTAACCAACGGGGTTCATATAAAGATGTTCTAGAAGAAGATAGAATCTTTTTGATATTATCTATTAGAGAATTAACATTTAAAACAGGTGAGCAAGTTTTAAATATGCCTATTGGAAAAAAATCATGTAAAACTTCTACATGTTCAGTTCAAGATAGTGAAGAACTAAAAACAAGTAATTTACAGTTTAATAATATACCAGAAACAATTGAAAAATATTATGATCCAGCTGAAAAATGTTATTCTATAACTACTAAGTCTTATGGTATTATTAAAATGGCTCCACCCACTATTGGTGTAATGAGAGCAATAACTGACTACATTCGTGAAAAAGAAGAGGCTGGTCAACATTGGGATAAATCATCTCTTTCAGCTTTACCTTATTTACAAAGAGAATGGAGAGGATGGAACCAAAAAGATATTTTTTCTATGATCACGTCATTCCAAGGTTGGGATACAACAAAATATTCTATAGTCTACAGATTAGCTGAAGATATGAAAATCGGTGTGAAACCGGAGATGGTATTCCCATGTCAAAGCTGCGGTGAGGAGGTCACCGTTCCGCTCACGTTTCCCGGCGGTATCAAAGCTCTCTTCATTGTTTCAGATATCTCTTCTGAACTTCTTTAAAGTTAGAGTATTATTATTAGAAAAGTTGCATCTCCAGCCTACAGAGCTGGATTTGCTTCCTTATTATGAATATGAATATACGTTGGAAATTTATAATGATTTATTGAATGAGCGCAATAAGCAAGAGCAACAGAATACTCAAGCAGAGCGCGATAAATACAATATGGATGGAATGCAAAAAAGTATTTCTAAAGGAATGAGCAATATGAAAGCACCTTCTCTTCCAAAAATGAGTTTACCTAAACTATAAAAATATTTTATAAATGGCTGCTGTAACTTTAAGAGATTTAATGGATCCTTTATCAAAGATTCAAGTTGCAACCGAATCTTCTGCCACCCAATTAGCTGAGATAGTTACTGCTGTCACAACAGCTGGTCAAGTAGGTGAAGGTGTACAGAGTGCAATGCTTTCTCAAATGCAAGTACAGACTGCTCTGCTTAAAGATACAAATTCAAAATTTGCTGAATTAGTAGGTGGTAATAAAAAATCTGATAAATTAGGGAAGGGTGGAGAAGCACTTAAAATATTAGGAGCAGGAACATTTACTTTATCCAAAGGGCTGCTAGCGTTTACACTTGTACCTGAGAAGACTGTAGAATTATTTGAAAGATTTTTAGTAGTTTCTCTTGCCGCATTAGAAAAGACAGATGTCACGAAAGTTGAAAAAGGTACTGAAGCATTAGTATTAATGGGAACTAACTTATTAGATTTTGCTAAAAACATGGCAAAAGCAGCATTATTATTAATACCTGCAGCATTAGGAATACCATTAATTTATGCAACTACTTTAACTTTAGTTCCTATATTTGTATTATTAGGTAAAACATCAAGACTGATACGTAAAGGTGCTAGATCCTTGCGTAGAATGGGACGAGGTTTAAGAGTGTTTGGGGTAGGATTGGCTGCATTTGCATTATCAACATTATTTATTCTAGCTGTACCTGCGTTAATTCCAGCAATGGTAATAACACTAGTAGCGCTAGGTGGTGCAGTTGCTCTTCTAGGCTCAAGATTATTTTCTAGGGCTATTAGAAAAGGTTCACTTAATCTGGCATTAATGGGTGTAGGATTAGCAGTGTTCGGTGTTTCTTATGGAATCTTTGCTTCCGCATTTCCAGCAGAGGTAACAATGGCCGATGTTTTAGTCCAGGTTGCTGTAATTGGATTAATTGGTGCTGCTGTAGTAGTTTTAGGTTTTGTATTTTCTCAAGTTTTATTAGGATCCCTTGGTTTAGCTGCTATTGGTGGTGCTCTAATTGTTTTTAATTTAGGATTTGTTAAATTTGCAAAAGCAACGAAAGGACTTAAATTAATAGATGCAGCCGTTATGGGTGCAGCAATACTAGCAGTAGCCGCCGCAACAGCCGTTGTTGGTATGGCACTTCCTATGGTTGCATTAGGCGCAGTAGGTTTAGGTATAATGGGTCTAGGTTTAGCATTGTTTAATATTGGTTATGTAACATTCGCGGCAGCCACTAGAGGTTTAACTTTTGATGATATAGGAAAGCAACTAATTATATTAGGTGGTGTTGGTACGGTGATGGCAATGGCCGGGGTTGCATTAGGTTTTACTGCTGGGACAGGATTTTTAGGACCGTTATTCTTTATCGCAGCTGGCGAGGCTTTAACACAGCTGGCTGACGGTTTAAAAGACTTCAATGATGTGAAGATGGATGATACCAAGGCTGACAATCTCAAAGAAACTTTATCGATAGTAGCAGCTGCATTTTCAGGAACTAGTGATTCTACTGGGCCTTTATCATTCTTTAAAGGTTTATTAGGTAGGGTTGGGCAATCTGGTGCTGGGGCTGCTGCATCTGGTATGTACATGGCTGCAGGAAATGCGCTGACAAAGTTAGCTATAGGGCTTAATACAATATACCCTTATATAAGTGGTACTAAAGCAGTAGACGGTGCCAACCTTAAATTAGTTCTTGGCGCAATTGTTGATGGATTCACTATGACTGACGATGAGGCGGAGGCAGTAGAAAATGGCATTGATGCAGTAAAAGGTGCTGGTACAGAAATAATGAATATTGCAAAAGGTTTATTAGACTTTGATAAAATCATGGATGGTGGTAATATTGATTTGATTTCTGGTAAAGTTGAAAAGGTTCTTACAATGGTTGGTGCTACTTTTGGGAAGATAGGTGGAATGAGGCGTGGTGATGGTGAAGACTGGAATTTTCGTTGGGATGATAATAAAGTTGCAATTGGAGTAGATGCGGTAGAAGATGCAGGTAAAGTAATTGAAGATTTAGCTGCTGGATTAAATTCTTTTGTAGGAATAAAGGACCCTGAGACATTACAGGAGAAGATTTCAGGTGTATTAATGGCTGTCGGTGGTGCATTTGCAGATATTGGAAATAGTGAGAATGAAAATAATAACCCGCTTATTTTTTGGGATAACAATGCTATAAAAGAAGGAGTTGCGGCAGTTGAAAATGCAGGTGATGTACTTACTGATTTAGCTAAAGGTATGATGTCCTTTGATAAGTTAGTTGATGCAGGTGGTGTTGCAGATAAAATTGCAAAATTTTTATCATCAATTGCAAACATATTTAAAGAAGGTTATAGTAGGGATACTGCGAGTAGGGTTAATGGTATGAATGGCTTAATAACTCAGTTAGGTAGAGTAGGAAAAGATGGTAGCCTAGCAAAGGCTGCTACATCAATTGAAAAAATTACAGCTGCAATTAATAAAGTTGATGTTAATAAAGCGTTGGCATTTGGTGAGCTATTTAAATCAACTGCAAGCTTACCTGAAGCTAATAATGTACTTGCAGATTCATATGATGGAATAAAAGGTTTAGTAGAAGATATAGCTGAATCAATTGGAGAAATAAGAACCAGTGGAGCACAAACAAATACCAACTCCATGAGTTTAAATAATACACTTAAAACTTTAGTGACGGCTGTTAATCAACTTAATACAGTAACACAAGCATTACCTTCAACACTACAAACAGCAACTTTTACTGTAAGTGATACTGACTAAAATATATTAAACTATCTTAAAACTATCTTTAATTTTAGCTATATAATATTTATAACAGTTAAAGTTAAATAGAATAGTATGAATAAAAATATAGTTTGGTTTGATTTAGAAACCACAGGAATAAGTACAACTTCCGACCGCATAATTGAGATCTGTATGATTAAGACCGATTTTGATGGCAATGAGATTGAAACTTATAACCAATTAGTAAATCCAGGAAATGTAGCAATGAGAGCCGAAGCTGAAGAAAAGCACGGCATATCTTTAGAGATGTTAAAGGATAAACCAACCTTTGAAATGATAGCATCTGAAATCAATGACTTTATTGGTGATAGTGACTTAGGAGGGTATAATGCTCTATTCTTTGATGTTCCTTTCTTATGTGAGGAGTTTATGAGATGTGGTATAGTATTTAATCATAGAGGTAGAGCTGTAATGGATCCATTCCTTATATACAGTAACTATGAGAAACGAGATTTAACAAATACTTATAAAAAATTCACAGGTAAAGATTTAGAAGGTGCTCATAGAGCTGAAGCTGATGTTAGGGCTACTATGGAAATATTTCAAAAACAAAGAGAAGTTTATGATATGCCACAAACCGCCGAAGAAATCGATAAGGTCGTAAATACTCGTAGAGCAGATCAGGTTGATTTAGGAGGTAAGTTAAAATTTGATGAAGTAAACGGAAAGAGAACAATTGTTTTTAATTTTGGGAAGAATAAAGGTAAACCTTTTAAAGAAGTATTTGAAATGGATGGAAGGTATATTGATTGGATTATTGATAAAGGAGAATTCTCAACAGAGTTAAAAGTTATTTGTAGAAAACTTGTTGCAAAGTTTAAAGCTGAAGAAAATAAAAATATAGATATGCCTTACTAAACTTTCAGAATGAGAGAAAGTTTGTTATTATTATAATATACTAAACATATACATAAGATGATAAAAAGATTAGAAAATTCCAGTTTACAAGATCATACATTTCATGGTCACTATTTTGAAACCTCTAAGGAAGATTTAGAAAAGGTATGCGGACCAGTTATGTATAATGATGATGATGATTCTGAAGTAACTCAAAATGAATGGGAAATGTCAACCGAAGATGGTACGACTTTTACTATTTATGATTATAAAGAATTTAGATCATATGACGATTATGAAACGATTGAATGGCATATAGGAACAGAAAATAGGTTTGGATCTAAGAAAGCTTACGAAGCAATGCATAGAGCATTTCATTTACATCCTAAAATTACTTATAATATATAAATCGTTCTTTGAATTAATGGGGGTGACCGGTTTTTGACAATTTGATTGAAATAAAAACTACAGCACTGGGTGATGACCTACATCAATCTTAGCCGACAACGCTGAGTTAGCAATGGCTGCCTAAGTAGGTAAGTAATGCACATCATGTTATTAGTATGCTTGTAAATAACTAAGATGAAAAATGAAAGCAGCTACAGGTGAATGGGCGAGCTACTAAACCACCTATGGGTCCGAAAGGAAACGAAAAGAGTTTTATACAGTACGCAGTTTTAAAATGTTATGCTTAAAACATTATTGATTTTGGAAGTTTACAAAAACTTATCCTAAGCTGTAAGAAATGTTTTTATGAATGCTTATTGGACGTGGGTTCGAATCCCACCACCTCCACCACACGGGGGATTAGCTCAGCTGGCTAGAGCGCCTGCCTTGCACGCAGGAGGTCATCGGTTCGACTCCGATATTCTCCACAAAAAAATAAACATTATGAAAAAAGATTATGAATTTGTTATTAAGGTAATTAGAAATAAAGAAAATAAACTAATACATTATCCAGCTATCAAAAATTTAATAGATATTTGGAAAAATAAATGGATAGGATCTAAAGAATATAGTAAAAATATATATGATGTTTATTTGCACTCTTTAAAATTAAACTTAAAAAGATCGTTCAGATGAAAAAAATTAAATTCAGACCAGTAGAACGAAAAGACTTTTCTGAAGTATGTATACTTCTTAATCAACTAAAAGAACAAGAAGTTAATTTAGATGAGGCAGAAATGATTTGGGAAGACTTCCTAGAAAATACAAGCAACAATTCTATTGTTGGTGTAGATGAAAATGATTTTGTAGTTGCTTATGGAAGCTGTGTAATTGAAAATAAAATCAGAGGAGAGGTTGCAGGCCACATTGAAGATATTGTAGTTAATAAAAAAATGAGAGGTTTGAATGTAGGTGTAGATCTTATTTCAGAATTAATTAAATCTGCCAAGAAAAGAGGATGCTACAGAATAACATTATTTTGCAGAAAAGAACTTATTAGTTTTTATTCTAAAAACGGTTTTAAAGTTAATAATGTTGTAATGAAAAAATACTTATAATAAACAAACATAAGAAGTTACCATATAAAAATAAAAATACATGGCAGTTAATATTGAAAAGAAATACCAGAAATTAACAGATACAGAACATGTATTATTAAGACCTGGTATGTATGTAGGGTCAATTAAGCCACATACCGAAGAAGTATTTTTACCTACCAAAGGAAAGGATCAATTTCAATTAACTGAAGTAACTTATAATCCAGGATTCTTAAAACTTTTTGATGAAATAGTATCTAACTCCGTAGATGAACATAAAAGAAATTCTAAATTAAATAAAGTTAAAATTAATATAGATATGTCTACAGGATTAATATCTATATGGGATAATGGTGGAATACCTGTAAAGATTCATAAAGAGTATGATGAATGGGTACCTGAAATGATATTTTCTAATTTAAAAACCGGAAGTAATTTTGATGATACTGAAGATAGAATTGTTGTAGGAACTAATGGTGTAGGTAGTACACTCACAAATATATTTAGTAAAAAATTTACAATTGAAACCTGTGATGGTAAAAAACAGTTTAATCAAACCTTTAGTAATAACATGGCTGATAGAACTAAGCCAAAAATTACTAATAAGAAAACCGCTCATACTCAAATAACTTATTTAACAGATTTTGAAAGATTTGGTTTAAAAGGTATTAATAAGAATCATTATTTAATGATTACTAAAAGGCTTATCGACATTGCTGCATGTAATCCTACTCTAAAGATTTTTCTAAATGATAAACCAATTGCATTTAGAACATTTAAAGATTATGCTAGTCGTTATGTAACTCCAGTCTTTTATGAACAATCAGAGCATTGGAAAATTGGTATTGGTCATTCTACTACAGGATTTAAGGCAATATCATTTGTTAATTCTGTTGAAACAAAAGATGGTGGTACGCACGTTAATAATATAGACTGGCAAATTACATCTTATCTTAGAGAAAAGATAAAAAGAAAATACAGAGTAGATGTAAAACCTTCTGAATTAAGACAACATTTATATTTGTTTATTAACTGTACTGTTATTAATCCAGCGTTCTCTTCCCAAACAAAAGAAAAGTTAATTACAGCTCCAAAGGATTTTGGTACAAGCCATACATTAAGTGAAAAGGTTTTAAGACAAGTTTTAAATTCTGAAATTATACAATCAGTATTAGATTGGATTGAAAGAAAAAAAGAAGCTGATGAAAGATCTAAATTAAGAAAGTTAAATAAAGGTTTAGATAAAACAAAAGTATTAAAACTAATTGATGCAAAGAAAAGAGGCATTAGAGAAAAATGTACACTTGCTATTTTTGAAGGTGATTCTGCATCATCTGCGTTTAGAAGATATAGAGAACCACAGTATCAAGGAGCATTTCCATTAAGAGGCAAATTTATTAATGTTAGAGAATTACCTGCATCTAAAGTTGTACAGAATAAAGAGGTACAATCAATGATGGCTGCTATGGGTTTAAAGATCGGACATGAACCTACAGACTTAAGGTATGGAAAAATATTATTATATACAGATGCAGACGTAGACGGTAATTCTATTTCAGCTTTATTAATTAATTTCTTAGGTAAGTATTGGCCAGAATTATTTAGTGAAGGTAGAATATTAAAAGTAGAAACACCTTTAATGGTTGCAAAGAAAGGCAAGGAATCTTTAAACTTTTATTCTGATGAAGAATATAAAGAATGGGAAGCTAAGCAGAGAAATTTAAATTCTTGGTCAATTGAATACAAGAAAGGTTTAGCTGCATTAGAGGATGCTGAATACAAGGAGATCATTAGAAGCCCGAGAACCTTTACATTAACAAAAGATAATGAATTTAACAATACATTAGATATCTGGTTTTCTAAAGATTCTACACCTCGTAAAAGCAAGATACTTGGCCATGAAGTAAAAACTATTAATAAAAAATCATTATTTTAATGAAGAGAACAGTAACATCCTTTTTTGATAAAGAATATTTAGAGTATGCTAAATATGTGGTAGAGAATAGAGCTATACCAAGTTGTATAGATGGTCTTAAACCTACGCAAAGAAAAGTTGTTTATATCGCAAACAAGATATGGAAAACTGGTAATGAAAAGCCAATGAAATTATTTCAGCTTGCAGGTAGGGTTGCGGCTGAGGCGTTTTATCATCATGGTAATACTTCATTAGAATCATCAATGGTTGGAATGGCTCAAAAGTTTAAAAACTCATTACCGTTGTTAGAAGGTATTGGTCAGTTTGGATCATTAAGATCTCCATCTGCTGGTGCACCTCGTTATATTAGTGCTAAGCTACATCCTAATTTTAGATTACTTTATCAAGATTTTGAATTACTTGATAATAAAATAGAAGAAGGAGAAAAAATAGAACCAGAACATTTCTTACCTATAGTTCCAACTGTTATATTAAATGGTACATCAGGTATCGCTGTAGGTTTTGCTACTAACATATTAAATAGAAATCCTAAAGATGTAGTAGATGCATGTATTGCTGAGGTAAATGGAAAAAGAATAAAAACTTTAACTCCATGGGTTGAAGAATTTAAAGGAACTTTTACTAGAGATTTAGAAAACCCTAAAACATGGAAGATTAGTGGTTCTTATCAAGTTATTAATACTAACACAGTAAAGATCACTGCAATACCTCCTAATTATACATATGAAAGATATGAAGAAATATTAAATCTTTTACAAGAAAAAGGAATCATTACTTCTTATGATGATAATTCATCTGAAACAATAGAATATGTTTTAAAATTTAGAAGATCTACCTTAAAGGATTTAATTTCTAAAGATAGGTTAGAAAGAGCATTAAGATTAAATACACAAGAAACTGAAAATCTTACAACGATAGATGAAAACGGTGAACTTAAAATATTTAACAAAGCTGAAGAAATAGTAAAACATTTTGTTAGTATTAGGTTAGGTTGGTATCAAACTAGGAAAGATTACCTAATTAATAAAACAGAAAAACAATTAGCATTAGTAACAAATAAAGCTAGATTCATTAAAGATATTATTGATGGTAAACTAAAAATTAATAATGTTCCTAAAGATAAAATTATAGCTTATCTAAAAACTAATGATTATGATACAGTACATGGATCATATGATTATCTTTTATCAATGGCTATTCATTCTTTAACAAAAGAAAGATATGAAAAACTCTTACAAGAAAAAGAAGGCTGTATTATTGCTCTTAAAACACTAAAAGCAACCGATCCTAAAGAAATGTATTTAAATGATCTTAAAAAATTAAAGGCAGCAATTAAGTAAACTTTTTTAAAAAACAGCATATAATAATAAATCAGTTTATTATGAAGAAATTTCAATTTTGTATTAAAGAAGACTGCCGATTAGCATGTGAAGCAAAAAATGAATCAGATGCATGGGAGTGGTTAGCTAAAACAAAATCTTTAACTGTCGCTGCATGCAAAAAACTTTACTCTATAAAAAAATAAAACAATGATGATAGAACAATCAACAAATATTGACTCTTCAATGATTAACAGAGTCATTTACCATTTTACTACTAAAAAGCTTAAGGTTGAATTTAACTCTGGTGCATTATATGAATATGATAATGTAGATCCTACTGTTTATGATAACTTATGTAAAGCTGAATCACAAGGAAAGTTCTTTAATGAGCAAATTAAAAATAATTACGAACATACACAACTTTTAACAGACTAATATGAATAAGAATATAATTTATGAAGCCCTAAAGGCTCAATTTGAAGCACAAAAACAAAAAGCTTTAGCAACATTAACAATATATATGACCAATCCTGTAGGTATAGGTGAACACCCTCAACATTTAGAGGAAATGGAAACTTTGGCTAGATCATTAGCTGAAGCAGATGATGTACTTGAAACTTTACAAAGACATTTTGAAGTAGCTGAATCTGAGGTTAATGAATAAAGTTATACTAATAGGAAAGGCTGCTGCTGGTAAAGATCATATGAGAAAGGTTTTAGAAGGCAGAGGATTTACATACGGTACATCTTATACTACAAGACCTCCTAGGAAAGGTGAAATTGACGGACAAGATTATTACTTTATATCAGAAAAAGTTTTTAAAAGATTTGCAGATAATAATTATTGGTATGAACATGTAGAATTTAATGGTTGGTATTATGGTACTAGCTATGATCAATTTATGAATACTTGTAATTTGTTTGTAATGACACCTAAAGGCGTGGAGGCAATAAATCCTATTCATAGAAAAGATTGTACAATCATTTATTTAGATATACCTTTAGAAACTAGAACAAAGCGATTAAAAGAAAGAGGAGATCTTAATGATAAAATCCAAAGAAGAATAGATGCAGATGAAATTGACTTTAAAGATTTTAAAGATTATGATATTGTGGTAAACAATCCTAACTTTTAATCATATAAAAATAAAAACAATGAGCAAATTTATTATTATAGAAGGTACCGATAATGTAGGTAAAGATACACAACAAGATTTAATTATTAAAAATATGAGTGAACATGTTTTTCATAAGTTGCACTATTCTGCTTTACCGTTTAAAGATGATAAAGAAAAGCATGCAACTTATTCTAAAGAACTTTATGAGAGTATGTTTTTATTAATGATGAAATCTAAATTAGCTCATCAGAAAGGTGATACAAATATTAATCTTATTTTTAATAGATCTCATTTAGGTGAAACTGTTTATTCCCCACTTTATAGAGGTTACTCTGGTGATTATGTTTTTGATATTGAAAAGAAATTTACTAAAGCATTAAGAAAAGATTTATATTTAATTACTTTAACAAACGATCCTCATACAATATTAAAGAGAGATGACGGTAAATCTTTTTATGGTAATGAAGAAGAAGTAAAAGCTGAAGTTGATGGTTTTAGGAGAGCTCATAGATTAAGTAACATTAAAAATAAGTTACATATTAATGTAGGTACAATGAGTGCAGTAGAAGTTTCCAATATTATTATAGATTTTTTAAAAACAGAAAATACTGTAACAGGTGAAGCTAAACAATTAAATATGTTTCAATAATGGGTACTTATGAAGATGTATATTACGAAATAACTATGGAAGTAGAGGCACTAGGATTAAAAAAAGAATTTGAGAAAAAGTTAAAACAACTGCGTAATGATGATAAGTATAAATACAGTGAAATTAGAGATAGGTGGCAAATAGCACTAAAAGAAATTAAAGAAGAAAATAAATAATGAGAACATATAGAGGAGATACATTTGCAGATGTTTATGAAAAAGCATTAAGAGATACTTTAGATAATCCTGATTATACTTCTAAACCAAGAGGTATGGAAATCAAAGAAATCTGTAATGCAGCATTAGTTATAGATGATCCTTACTTTCCACTTTATGAAAACCAAAAAAGAAGCAGTCAATTTAAATATATTGCTGGTGAAACTATATGGTATTTTACAGGAAGAAAGGATATTGATTTTATAAGTAAGTATTCTAAATTCTGGAGTCAATTAGATAATGGTGATGGTACTGTTAATTCTGCTTATGGTAATCTTATATTTAATGAACCTCTTTCTGATGGTAGAAATCAATATCAATGGGCATTAGATTCTTTAATAGAAGATAAAGACTCAAGGCAATCAATTATTCATTTTAATAAACCATCTCATCAATGGAAAGGTAATAAAGATTTTGTATGTACTCTTAATGGTATATTTCAAA